AAACACCCTACATCAATTATAAAGTAACTATAGTTGGTTTTGTTCTTACTGTCATCTATTTTTTCAGCTTCATAAAACTCAAAACCAAATTGTAATCCCATAAAAAAATGCCATGACCACATAGTAACTCCTAGTTTTGATTTAAATAATCTAATTCTTTTTTTCTTCTTGTTTTGTAAGCATCACCAAAATCAGCTAAATTTTTCTTTGCGTCATCCCAACTGTTAGTAGTAACTTGTTCCCAAAAATTAGGGGTTTTAGTTTCTAAATTACCATATTGAAATGCTACGGAAGCAATAGGTGTTGCTTTATTTTTTGGTAATAACTCAAAATCAGTACCTGTTGTTTCTTTCCATTGTTTTTTTAATTTATTTATAGTTGTTTTTTTAGCAAACTCATTGACTATTTGTGCTTGATCATTAGTAAGAGTTAAAGGATCTTTTTCTAATTTTTTAACAGCAGCTTCTTTTTTTAACCCTAAATATGGTTTTAATGCTATCTGTATATCTTTAGGCAATCCTACCAAATCTTGTTCATTCCTTTGTCCTATATCAAATCCAGAAGCAATGGTTACGCCAGATTTTCCAAGTACACCATCTTTATCTTTTGGAACATACCCTTTAAGTTTAAAACCTTCTAGCTCTTCTATAAAATCAAAATCTATATTGCTATTTGGATCAACACTATCTGATGGTTGAGCAGCTAACAAACCATTACTATTAGGTTTTGTGGCTACATTAGAAGCAAGTAATCCACCTATAAATTGTGGTATTTCTTTTAATTGTTCTAATAAACCATTCATTTAGTTTGCCTTTGCTAGTTGTCCGCCAAAGTAGAACTCTATAATAAGAGTTGCCCATTGAAATATTTCATCAAATTTATATAAACCTTTTACTGTTTCAAAGGTAGTGGTATCGCCTATACTAAATAACCCTAAAAAACTCCATCCTTCATGTGTTACAGGGATGATAGTTTCTACATCTAATAGTCCTGCTAGTGGGTATATTGCTACTAACGCTAGTATTACAATAATTAAGAATCGTCTATTCCATGCTGCCATTTTAGACTCTTTACTTGCGGCTTCTCTAGCGGTATCTATTTGTAATTTTTTAGCAGACATAGCTTGCAGCATTAAACTCTGCTGATCATGTGCTTGTTTAGATTTGATTGCTAGTAGTTTAGCAAAGAATCCTAATGCTATAGGGATAATATGTGTAAAAATTGTTGTCATTTTATTCCGCAAAAAATTTGGGTACTGGGGTTTTCTAATCTATTCCAGTAACTACTTTGATATTAATGGGTGCACCCCCCTCTCCTGTTAGTTCTGTAGTATTTTTTTCTGACCATTGAGCACGAGTCTTAAGCCAGAAGATCATAGAGGATGTATCTCCTTGTTTAGCTTTCTCAAACAATGTTCCTGCAACAGCAGCGTTAGCTTCTATACGACCTTTCTCTAATTCTACCTTGTAATACTTGGTAAGCGTATCGTGAGATATATTAAGCATAAGGGCGATGTCTTCATACCTAGTTCCTACTATAGACATTTGCGTAACCTGCTGTGCGGTATGCGGGGTTTTAAGGTGTGGCGGTCTTCCTACTTTGCGAACCTGAGATTTTTTATTATTTGCTAGATCAATTTTAAAATCAACCTTTCCCGCATCGATAATATTATTTTCTTTTTTCATATTTATTTATTTAATTGTTAAAAGTATTTGACATTGTTTAATATAGTATGTTAAAGTTATCTTACATTAATTAAAAAGGATCAATATCATGAGTATTTATTTTAATAAAAAGCAATTGAAAGAAATTTATATTTTATCTACAGAAAGACATAACAGAATTATAAAAAATTCTAAAAATCAAGATGAAGATGAGTATGAAGATTATATGAATTATTATTCTAATGATCTTAATATCTTAGAGTCTATTATAAATAAAACTAATAAAATTACATCATATTAATTATATAAGGATCAATATCATGAGTAACTTAGAAAAGCTTTTAATAGTACTAACTATTTTAAATATTCCCTTTCTTTATCTAATATTAGAGGGAAAAATATTTCCTGTAGGTATTTAATAAATATTATAACGCTTATTAAATACGATTAATTACTAACTCATTGAATTTAAAAGGATTAAATAAAATGAAATTATTATCAATTGATACTAATGCAAAGACATCAAAAAATACTAAATACGGATATTTAACAGGTATTCAATATTTAGCACCTTATAAAACTAGCGGTGTAAATCTTTGTCCTATGGCAGAGAAAGCGGGTTGTATAGATTCATGCTTATATTATTCAGGGCGTGGAAAGTTTAAAAATGTACAATCTGCACGCCTAGAACGAACCAAATTATATTTAAATAATCAGGCTAAATATTTCAATCAATTAATAAAAGAAATAAAAGCACTTGAGAAAAAAGCTCTTAAATTAAACTTGAAACCATTAATAAGGTTAAATGGTACAAGTGACATTAAATTTGAAAATATAGGTTTTGTTTTTGAAAACAAATATTATCGCAATATATTTGAATTATTCCCAAATATCCAATTTATGGATTATACAAAAATTCCTAATAGATATAAATCAAATAATGTATTTGGTAACTTTCCATTTCCTAAAAATTATGATCTTACATTCTCATATTCTGGAAAGCCTAATTTTCAAAAGTACAATAAAAGAGCAATTGATCAGGGAATGAGAATTGCTACAGTATTCGATAAGGTTGAATCAATACCCGTTAAATTTCATAATCGCAAAGTTTTAAGCGGTGACGATAACGACCTTACATTCACTAAGCCTAAAAACTCAATCCTTGCATTATATGCAAAAGGATCTAAAAAAGAGATTCAATTGGGCTTAGATTCACAATTCATTATAAAAGGGGTTTAATTATGAAATTTTTTAACTATCAGGTAACTTGGTTGTCTTTTTGGGTTAAACCGCAAGTTTTTTTAGTAAATACTAAACAAGATGTTGATCATTTAATATTTCATGGAAAAGATCAACAATACAAAGTAAAAGTAGAAAAAGGAAAGTTTACTTTATAAAATAACTTAAAACTGTAATAATTAAAGCCTGTAATGATCCATTACGGGTTTTTTTTTATCTACTTGATACCTATATACCAAAAATTAAAAAAGACTCATGAAGAGCCTTATATAAATTTTAAGCGATATGATCCCTTAATACTCTAGATTATAAACTAATTTTATATATTTTTCAAGAGTATATAAAAAGAATGTTATATATTTTTAATAGATAAAATAATGGGCGTTTAAATTATGCAATGATAAAATCATTTATTAAGAATGCTCTTTTAAGAATGCTCTTTTAATAATAAATAATTTGAGGGAAATTTCTTAAGGTCAAAAGCATTTATCTATAAAGAATGAAGATTTTATCATGATTCAAAAAAGTTTCCTAGTCTATATCTATAAAATGAATAAGCAATTGATCTGCTATAAATAAAATAAATCACGCAAACAATCTTGATAAGTAAAATAAATTGTACAATTAATTTAACTTGTATTAGTATTTTTCATGAAGTAAAAACTTATTAACAATATAAGGAATAACAATGGTTACATACGCAATTATAGATAGAAACGCAAAGCATGGTGTACCAAACGATGAATTAATACATATATCCAATAATAAAAAGGATATTGATCTTAATTATCAGAAATATATAAACAGAAAATTCATACCAATATATTGGAATAAAAAGAATGTCTTTATCTTTAAAAAGGAGAATGAAGATGAGTAAACAAGGCGATATAGAAATTAAAGACATGAAGAACGGGTGTAAAAGTAATTCAGTTCCACTTACATCTGTTGGCGATTTAAAACGAGTGCTAAAACATTTTAGTGATGATACTCGGATTGAATTTTTTCTCGGTGATTGTGAGAGTTGGACTAATAAATATACACTCTCTATCGAGACTAATATGTATGAAGATATAGACGAGGGAACTACAGTAAATGATAACCCTTTATATCTTGCATTAGCAGTAGGTAACTTAGCTTTGCTAAATTATATTAGGTCTGACAATCCTGAACTACCTTGGATTGAAGATGTTAAAGATTTTATAGCTAACAAGGAGGTAGCGTAATGAAGATGAGTAAATCATTGTATACAAACGATTGGGAAACAACAGGTTGGGTATTCAATAAAGCACTAGACGAAGTAGAAGTACCTATAACAATTTATTATGATATTGAATATGATGATATTACATATCCTATTATAGATGCAACAGGTTATTACATTGATGATGATGGATATACACAAGACTATCTGCTATCAGATGATGAGGTTGATAGAGAATACGAACACATATTAGAAGCTATGCGAGATGATCCAAGAAATGAACCTGATTATTATATGGAGGAAGCGTGATGAAGATAACTGCATGGGAGTTAATAGCTTATGATGAAGATGGCAATGAGGTTGTTATGGACACTCACGATAATAAAACACATATACCTAATCATGTAGCAAATGTCATAGATGATTTTTTAACCGAAGAATTTGAGGAGAGTGAAGATGAGTAAATTAATAGGATATGGCGATACAGGAAGGAAATATAATAAAAATAAAATTGACAATAAACTTAAAAAACTAAGCAAAGAAATAAAAACTTTAACTAAAAAAATACAAACTAAACAAGAGTATCTTGATAGTATACAAGATCAACCTGATGATCATAAAGATGTACAGGATTGGATGGATATATTATCTGGAAATAATGTTCCAGATGCTAATCCGCATAACAAAGAGTTTGCACTTTTAGTGCGTAACGCAATTTTAAATAAGGAGAAATAAATGCAAGATCAAACACAACAAAAAGAATGGAGAAAAATTATTAATATTGAGGACATAACATTGGATTCTACATTAAATGCTTTGGAGGTAAACATACCTACCCTAGCAAAGAAACTGAATGTTACAAGGCAATGTTGTTGGCATTGGGGTAAGAATGAGATCCCACTAGGTCGCAAGTATCAGATAAGAGAAATGATATGGGAGAAATTAGAAGATGCTAGAGAAAGCTGAAATATTATCAAGGTTTGAAAAGGTTTATAAGTCAGGCGAAGATGAGTATCAATGTTTATGTCCTGCACATAATGATACATCTGCTAGTTTAGGTCTGAAGTTTAAAGAAGATAAACTGATTGGTAATTGTTTTGCTGGATGTTCATGGGAGGATGTTATAAAGAGTGCTGGATTATCTTGGGATGATGTCATGCCTAATAAACTAGATAATCAATGGAAACCTAAAAGCAGAATTAGGTTTAATCCATACGCAGTATTAAAAGCTATTAAGGATGATGTACTATTTCTTGCATTATGTAGTAAAGCATTAAACAACCATGAGCATTTAGCAGATGAAGATCAAAAGAAACTGTTAGCATTAACAGGAAAGTTAAGAGAAATATATGTCAACATTAAGTGATAAATTAAATAAGATGGTAATCAATGATAGCGAGATAGGAAACTATTTTGAGGAAAGAGATACCTCTGAACATACCAAGATCAGAAGAGCCAAAGATTATAGTCATGAGGTTATGGATTATTTTACGGAGGATGTACAAGGCGGTAGACCATTACCTTTTACCAAGTTTGATAATCTATTTAAAATAAGAAACCATGAGGTAAGTATTGTTACAGGATTTTCAGGACATGGTAAATCCGCATGGCTTAACTTTGTTATCTTACAATTTTTAAGAGAACATAAATGTTTAATTGGATCTTTTGAAATGCAACCAAGAGCTACGCTAGGCAGAATGTTGCAACAAACTAATAACTCATCTCCAACACAAGTAGCAATAGATAATTTTTTGCATGATGTAAATGATAATTTATTTCTTTATGATAGTGAGGGTGAAACATCTCCTGAAAAAGTATTAAGTGTTATTTATTATGCTAAAGAAAAATTAGGCGTAGAGGTTTTTGTTATAGATTCTCTTACTAAAGTAGGAATTAATTCTGATGATTATAATAAACAAAAAGAATTTATAAATAAACTTTGTGTGTGTGCAAGAGATATAGGTATACATATATTTTTGGTAGCACATAGTAGAAAAACAATGTCAGAGAATAATCAACCTAATAAATTTGATGTCATGGGATCATCAGACATTACTAATTTATGTGACAATGTTATATCTGTATTTCGCAATAAATCTAAAGAAAAAGATTTAGTGGATATGTCAGAAAAAACAGATGAAGAGATACAAAAAGTTATGAATAGCTATGACTGTTTTGTAGAAATAACTAAGCAAAGACATGGTGTAGGTTGGGAGGGTACAGTAGGTTTATACTTTGATCCTAAAACATTTAGATATAAGGAGTCAAGATTTGGAACAATCTAAAATAACTATAAATGAATTTTTAAAACAAATGAAAAAAACATTTGGTCAATTTGAATACAAAGCTACTAGCAAGGATGGTAGAGTATTTAAGTCTATTGGTTTTGATAAAGCTAATAAACATTTGACAAAATAAATTTACGAGAGTAAAGTAATACTTAGTAACATTTTTATTAACCTTTAAGAAGAAGGAAGATACCATGAGCAAATCAAATCAATATGCACTTGAATCTAGTATTCAAGACATAGAACAACAAGAACAACTCCACGAACTATACTCCGAGATAGAAAAAGCAGAAGAGCGTAAGCGTATTGAAGACTTACAACAAGCCTGTAGGGGTGAGTTTAATCTATTCGCAGAGATTAAAAAGTTTAACAAAATATATAAGGAATCACTATGAGTAAATATCAAGATTTAAGAAAGATAGATGTATCTGAACATACTGAATTGAAAGGTAGATTCACTTACCTTTCATGGAGTTGGGCAGTAGATACTTTATTGCAACATGATGAATCAGCAACATGGACTTATGCAGAGCCTATGACATTGCCTGATGGAAGTATGATGGTTTTCTGTACAGTAAAAGCGTTTGGAAAAGAAATGACTTCACAACTTGCAGTTATGGATAATAAAAACAAAGCCATCAAGAAACCTGATTCGCAAGATTTAAACACCGCTATGATGAGATGTTTAGCAAAAGCAATAGCTCTTCAAGGTCTTGGGCTTTACATTTATCAAGGCGAAGACCTCCCTGAAGTAGATGCTTTAGAGTATATAGAAAAGTTATATCAAGTAGATGGTATAGATGCTTGTAGAAAATACTTTAATAAACTTAAAAATACTGACAGAGAGTTATGTCAACCTTTTGTAGAAAGAATGATTGATCTACAAAAAGAGGAGGAAGCATAATGGAACAGAGAAGTGCTGAATGGTTTTCTGCTAGGTTAGGTAAGGTAACTGCAAGCATGGTTGATGTTGTAATAAGTGGATCTAAATTAGCAAAAGAAAAATATTTCTATCAGCTAATAACAGAAAGACTTACCAATAAAGTAACTCCCATGTATGTGACTGCTGCTATGCAACATGGCATTGATTATGAAGATGAAGCTAGGATAGAGTATGCTAATTTTAATAAGCTATTACTAGATAAGGATGTAAGGGAGGTAGGTTTTATAGATCATCCAAGCATAATTATGAGTGGTGCTAGTCCTGATGGGTTAGTACATAAGGATGGATTGATTGAAATAAAATGTGTTCAACCTATTACACATACTACTACACTAGCAACAGAAATAATTAATAAAAAATATATAAACCAAATGCAATGGCAGATGGCTTGTACAGGTAAGCAATGGTGTGACTTTGTATCATATCAACCTAGCTTTCCTAAAGCATATAAACTCTTTATTAAAAGAGTAGAAAGAGATGATGATTATATTGATCGTCTGGAAGTAAGTGTTGAAAACTTTTTAAAAGAAGTTGAAGATAAATTAAAAACCATTAAGGAGAAGTAAGTATGGCAGAGTATGATAATACCAATAGTTTTGTATTATTTCCAAATGACAAGGGAGATAATGATAAAAGACCTGACTTTACAGGTAGGGTAACGCTTGAGGGAGGTAAGGAAATGGATCTTAGTGCATGGAATAAAACTTCTGCAAGAGGTTTATCTTATATGCAAGGTCGCTTGAGTGAACCTCAAAAGCCAATCAATAACAACGGATCAAATGCTCCAAGAGAAACAGTATCTAAGGTTGCAGATGATATTCCGTTTTAATATAGGTTACATTGGCGTGTAGATACATTTGCTCTCAAGTGCAGTAGTTTGGAATAGGTCTGAATTATTGCGATGAGAACTTGGGAGTTGAATGTATTCATTTAATTTTAATAAAGGATATTTATGGAATATTTAAAAACAAAAACATTAATTATAATATTAGCAATTGCAATATTAGCTGGCATTCAATACTCAATATATCATTACAACCCAAGTAAGAATGGAGAAGATATAGTAACCATAGAAATAATTGGGGGTGGTCTGGAAGAAGAAGTATATGTTGATCCAAACATATATATAAATGATGAAAGTTTATTTCCATCTGATGAGATTACAACTCTTCCTGAAATAGAAAGTATTGATTCTGATTTAACTTTACCTCCATTAGAGGAGGTTTAGTTATGTCTGATAAAATAAATCCAGATCATTACAAGTTGGGAGGTATTGAAACCATAGAATATATGCAAGCCAAAATGAGTAAGGAAGAATTTTATGGTTATATAAAAGGCAACGCAATAAAATATATTAGTCGTGAAGGTTTAAAGTCTGAAAAACCTACAGATAGAATAGATGACTGTACCAAAACTATATGGTATCTTGAACAGATGATTAAAGTACATAAAGAAGAATTAGCAGTATTAGAAGCTAAAGTTAAAGAAGATGAATGGATAGACGATTCTTTGCATGACGAAGGTTGATTTAAAAAAAGCACACCTATGTAATGTTTGCGATAATAATTACGCCTGTTACCATGATGGCAAGTTATGGTGGTGTAGTTTAACCTCTGACATAGGCACATATAATATGAAGGGAGTTTGCAAGCATGACAAAGAAAAAAGAAAAAAAACCAGAGATAAAGATTGATTACTTTCATGTAGATGGATATAAACATAGCATTACATTTACACCTGATAGCAACGATACAAAGTATCAAATATTAAATGAACATACTACAAGGATTGTAGCGAAAGGAGTTTTTTAAACAGGAGGAATCACTATGATTGAGTATGCTTTTGTTATGGTAATAAGCACTAACCCTATAAAAGATGATTTTAAATATATAGGTAATTTTCAAAATTGTTTACAAGCAGAGCTTTATGTTTCATTGCATCATCCAAACAAAAAAGCTAGTAGATGTTTAATGAAAGATTATATACACTTACCAAAGGGTACAGTTATAAAAAACATAGACATGGCAACCAATACTATAAGGTATAGAGATGTGCATAACAGTTGTAAGTTAAGGAGGGATTGTAATGGGAAAGGGTAGCGGAAGAAGACCAAAAGAAGTAACTGATGAAGATCTAGAAGAAGCATGGAATAGAATATTTAATTCAAAACCAGCTTCCGATCAGTTTGAATTACATAAACAAAAAGTTGCTTGGAGAGATGAAATGGTAAAAGAAGATCATGAAAAATCAATAAAGGATAAGTCTGATGGCAGTATCACCGACACAAAGAACATTAAAGAGGTTAAGAAATAGTGGAGAGTACCCATTAGTTTCTATTGTAGAAAGATGGAACGCATTTGCCAAGATACGCCAAGACCTTTTTGGCATAATTGATCTATTAGCAGTAGACAGTAAAGGTAATACAGTTGGCATACAGGTTACAAGTTATAGCAACATTAGTGCCAGAGTAAAGAAGATGGAGGATAGTGATGCTATCTCTCATTTAAGGGATGCTAACTGGGTTATTATTGTAGAGGGATGGCATAAGAAAAACAATAAATGGGTTAGTAGGATAGTAGATATTAGTTAAGGAGATTAATATGGCGGAAGCATTATCAGCACAAACAAGTACCTATATATTTACATTTGATAATGGTGAAAAAATAAAACGAAAACAATTAGCTGATTTAATAATTAAGACAATTGGAGAAGACAAAAAACATACATCACAAATAGCAAATGAAATAGGCATGAATTATCAATCAGTATTTGCTGTTATCAGAACATTAGAAACTGCGGAAATATTAATTAGTGAGAAACACAATAGGCATAATATGTACAAACTCCCTATGAGATGTGGGTTGGATACAGTTTTTAATCATAAAAAAAATTTAGATAATTTTAAAATTAAAAGCAAAAAAATATGCAGATTAAAAGGTTAATGGTTCTTTTAGAAGATTGGTCTACATGGATGAAACATGATAGCCATAAACTTGGATACCCTAGTAAATCATTAGGCATTGCTAGTGGAGGAGAATCATCAGAAGCATTTGATGATATGGTAGGGGAAGCTGATAGTAAGAATACTAAAACTATGAATGCAATTATAAATAGTTTACCTAGAGAACAAAGAGAAGCAGTATATGCTAGGTGGTTAGGAAGTAAGAAGCCTATTTATTATGAGTTAAAGTTAGAGTTAGCTATGGATAACTTATTGACTATTGCAGATAGAAGAATATATGCTTAACAATACATTTAAAGAAGATCTTTCTATTGGTAAAATAATAGAAAAGCATGTTTTAAAAAACATACAAATAAAATATTCAAAAGCTCATTTAATAGAAGGGTATTGTAAAGAATATGATATATGGATTCCAGAAAAAAATATAGGAATTGAGGTAAAGTTTGATGCTAAAAGTAATTTTACTGGAAATATTGTAATTGAAATAGAAATGTTTAATAAACCTTCTGCGTTAATAACAACAAAAGCAGACTATTGGATTTTTTATGACAAGCATAAATTTGTTAGTATTAAAGTTATAGACATTTATAATTGTATTATTCAGAACAAATATCAATATACAATTTTTACTGGAAAGGGTGATGCTCAACCTAAAAAAGCATTTCTTATTAAAAAAAAATTATTATACAGTTATGGCAAAGATTTGGGGTGGGACAATCCCTTAATTAAATGGAGAAAAGCTCACCACGAGCTCACAGACAAGCTATGAAGAGTGTTTAATCATCCAAGTCTTGTATGTTCATATAAGCACTATCAATAATTAATTCTACAGATGATCCATCATCTAAATGTATTACCATAGTATCTTCGCCATGCACAATATCAACATTATCAATAGTCTTATCTAACATATGAAGAGCTATCAATTGTATTTCCATCTTGATCCTTTTTATATGGGTATAACCGACTTTGATTTTATTTTTTGTATGGGTTTGCTTGACTTGCTCCATTTGCCACATGACTGGCATTGATACCTTTGGTACATATTTGTCAGAGATATTTGTACTCCTCTCTTTTGTAAATGATGACTACCACAATTAGGACATACCATTTCCTCTGTTTCTAAATTGTGATTAGGATGTATTTTAATCCATCCTTGTAATTTATAATACACTTCTTCTGTTAGCTTTACATCTTGTATATTATATTTTTTCATTAACCTCCATGCTTTAGGATTTTTACTCATACATTCAATCCATAAAGGCATACCTTCATGAGAAGTTTTTTGACCTACTCCTAACATTTGTGCAATGTAATCTAATTTGTTACTAGCAAACTTAAATTTACCCCTAGCAGTTGTAAGCAGATCAATGTCTTTGTATGGACTAGGTGGTGGTAATTTTTGTAATAAAAATTCTTTATTAAGTGTAGGCATGTCAAATCGTTTGCCGTTATAAGTAATAACTGCATCTGCTTCATCTATTAACTTATGTATTTCTTTTATCATCTTGGTAAAGGTGGTATGAAATATACTAGAAAAGTATACTTTCTTTTTACCTAACCATTTAGCCGCCCAACACAATACACTAGACGATTCTATTAGCTGACCTATGCTAATGTTTTGTTGAAACAATCCCCAATGAAAGCCTGTATGTGGAGAAGTTTCTATATCTAATATAAGTATTTTAATAAGTCCATCCATATAATAAACATAATACTAAAGGAGTAATAGGTAATGCTGCAAGTACAGCAAGCGTAACTATTACAGGCTTACCAAATAGTTTTTTTAACGATTTCATTATTGCATCCAATTTCTAATAACTACAGATATTAAACTTCCAAAAAAAGCAGCACATGAAATAGCAATCCAAAAACCCCCTTTAGATCTTTCAGCTAAAGCTAAAATTTCTTTCATATCTTTTCTAAGTTCGTCTTGTCCTTTTTGCAAATGTTCTATTTGCTCTTTCATCTTGCCAAACTCTACTGGGTTTATGTCATTCATTATAAATCCAATCCTCTCATTAATTGTCGTAATTCTTCTTCTTGTCGTTTAGGTTTTTTAACAGTTTGCTCATCAATAATTCTACCAACAAGAGGAATATTTTTTCTACTTCTTTTAAAAGGAACTGGTGGATTTATAGCTTCGTCAATCATTTCATCAACTGTATCAGGTTCGTCTACATAGTCCAAAATATCTCGAACTAAATTAAAAGTAGGATCAATTGGAGGACTTATAATGTCATATAAAAATTGTTGTACATCTTTTGATTTACCTAATCTATCTGTACTGTATTTACTTAAAAATACAATATTCATTAAATTTTCAGCAAATTCACTTGGAATATTGTCTATGGTTATTTCTTCTGGAGATCCAACAAGTAATTTTTTTAATTGATCTGTTGTAGTTTGTGTTCCTCCAAGTGCAGCAGATAGCACTAAAGTATTTTTAAATGCTTCGCCATATTCACCTCTACCAATATTGGTAAGTATTTTTCTTCTTGCAAAATCTAATTGTTTTAATCCAAAAGATTTTAATGTATATAATATTTTTCCATTTTTTGCTTGTAAATATCCAACAGGCATTTGAGATAAACTAATAGGTTGTATTTTTGATAATTCACTAAACAAATAAAAACCAACATCATCAGTTTTTCTGCCTGTTCTTAAAGCTGCTACTAAATTATTAAATCCATCCTCTCCTAAAATTCCTTGCCATTCATTTTTAAATTGTTGGTATTGTTTAGGATTGGCTAATTTTCCTTGTTTGTTAAGTTTAATAACATCAGTTGCTTTTTCAATGGCAGAATTTATAGAAGTTGTTTTACCTACTCTATCTACCCTAGTAAATTGAGATAAATTAAATAATTTGTCAACAGCTTTGTCTAATCCTTTTTTATTTTCTGATATTTCTGCCGATACATTTCTGCCTAACCCAATTTCATCTATATTATATTTAAGTTTGTCACCAAATTTTTGTCTTCCCATTTGTTTCATTAAATTTTTAACTGATCTAAACATACCATTTTGAGCAATAGAAAATCCAACATCACCAGCTTGGACTATTGCAGAAGATGGGTTTGCTAACATAGCCATGTATGTTATATTTTTTGGTACTTGCATAATTCCTGAACCTTGCTCTCCAGTAATTAACCTTGCATTTAATATTTTTTGTACTTCTTTTGTTCTTGTACCTAAACCAAATGTTTCAGCCATTGCACCTATAGAATCTTGTAAATATTCATTACCATCTTCACTTCCCAATCTAGCATACTTACCTAAAAACTTAGCTTTTTCTGTTTGGTTAATGCTAGTTAGCATATATCTTTCTAACGCTTCTACTGGATCTAAATATTCATCTATTAATGATTCATCAATTCTTTGCATAACTCTAGAAGTTTTTCTTTTAGTTTGACCTTGCATAAATTTATTAATCTCATTAGCTTTTTCAATATCAGTAGCATTTCTTTTAAAGTTTTTTTGTGTTTTTTTATTTAAATCTGCTAAAACAGAATCAATTTCTTTTAGTTCTTGTTTGCTGTTTTGACTTCTTAACTTAGCATTAACCCTATCTAAATAACTTTGATGATTTTTTACATATCTAGGAAAATAATTTTCTACTTTATCTATTTTTATTCCAGTTTTTATAGCTTCATTTCTTAATCTTTCTAATACTTTTCTTACATTAGAAAACCCTACATCATCACCAAGTATTTTTATAGCTTCAGAAAAATTACCATTAGACAATTCTTTTTTTAATTGAGTTTTTTGTGTAGCATTAAGTGAGGATGTTTGTTGCACAAATTTCTTAACATCAGCATCAAGTCTATTAGCTTTAGTTAAAATATTAAAATCCATTCTCATCATTTTAGCTGCTAACTCTGGAGCAATTTGTTTTAATTTTTCATAAGATGGTGTAATAAAATCTTCAACACCTCTACCAGCTTTTACTATGCCACTAGAAAGACCTTGCAATACTTTATATTTAAAAGGATTTTTATCTGGATTAGTATATTTATCAAATCTAACTTTAGCTATATCATCTATAGCTTCAGATTGATTTTTAGGAATTTTAAATTGTATTCCAGCTTCTCTTTCCATTACTTTTATTTCATCTAAAGTTCTACCTGATTTATTAGCTAAATCTTCTTTAATTACTTTGCGTAATTGTTTTTCATTAATAACTCCACTTTTGTTAAATACTTTAGGATTATTAAAATAATCTTTACCACCATTATTTCTAATAATTTGAGCAGCTTGTGTATTTAATTCTTCCATAAAATCTACTGCTGTCAATTCTGTTTTATCCTTTAACACTAATTTATTTATTGCTTCATTAGTTTTATTTAATCCAGACTTAACGCCTTTATACGCTACAGGAGCAGCAGTTCTTAAAGCAGCTCCACCAACTGTACCAATAGCAGCATCTCTTCCTGTCTTTATAGGATCTATTTTTCCTGTGTCTGCTTTTTGTTGTAATGCAGAATATTCTCCTGCCCATAAACCAGATAACGCACCAAACTTTGCACCTGCTTTATATAGCTTATCACTCTTACTTAACAATGCTGCTGGTCCAGCCATTATAGTTGTAGGACTTAATAAACTTCCTCCAATTTCACCCACTAATGCCTGACCACTTTCTTTCATTTCATCAGTAAGTTTAGGATAATTTTTATTTGCATCATCAATGTTTTGTTGCTTTAGATATTCTCTTCTTTCATCTTCTGAATCTAATGCTTGAAAATCATCATATCTTTTATTTGTTTTTTCAACTACATCTTTACTTACAAAGCCAAAAGAAGTATTGTATCCTTGCTTACCATTAACTTCTGTTTCTTCAAGATTGGTAGTGTCATAACGATTACCTGCAAATACTTTAGGAAATTTAGATTTTAAAATCCTCATTGCATATCCAACATCAGATGTGCCTATTTCAGCTCCATAACCTCTAGCATCAGATTCCCATCCATCATAAGCACCTTGAATAGAAGCATCTTTTCCTTGATTACTGGTTGCTTCTTTAAATTGAGAAAAGTCTTCAACTTCTTTAAATTGAGAAAAGTCTTCAACTTCTTTAAATTGAGAAAAGTCTTCAGCCATTATCTTGTTCTCTGTATACCATTAGGATCTATAAATTTTGTACCTTTAGGCAATGCTTTTGCTTCCTCTACAGAATTAACTTTTATTATATTTGTAGAAGTATCTATATTTGGCGGTGCTGCATTGTTAAGTTTTTCTTTAGTAAAATTTAAAAATTTATTGCTATCATATAATTCGTCAGCTCCAAGTATCTGACCTCTTCTTAAAGCATTACTGTCCTTAAATAATTCTATTGCTTGATTTTGTGCATCAGCAGTATTAACTTTTTGAATTTTTTGAATTTGTTTTGCAACTGCTGCAATATCATTTGCAATAGCGAATGTATTGTTTGAACTTGGTACAAAGCCAAATGTTGGATTTTTTTTATTAATTATGTCTGCCATAATTGTTTTATAATTAAGAGCAGTTGGATCACCAATTCTTTGTTCTGATGAGAAAAATGGCTCTCCCTGTGGAATAAAATCATCAGGTATATTATCATTATTTTCATCTTTAGCAGGATCTCCCTGTACTAAATAAGATTGAGTTTTACCAGATGGTTGAACAAATTTTACATACTGAGGATTTTTTCTATCTTGTCCTGTAACCATAGCAATTAATTGAGCAGTAGTCATACTATCTACTAATGCTACTTGATCTGGATTATATGTTCCCTTTGGTGCATTTTTTATTTGATTAATTAATTGTGCTTTACGAGCTTCTGCATCTACACCTCTTTTAAATGTATCTAACGCATACTTATTTTTTGCATCAACAGGTAATTGATCATAAGCTTTTTGAGAAGCATCTACAGCACTTAACAAAGGTGATTTTAAATAAACTGGATTGAATGCACTTCCTACATTTTTATCAAAATCTTGAAGTTTAAAACGAAGTAAACCTTTTATAAAAGCATTACGCTTTCCTCTTTTATCTGCTTTTGCAACAGCATCAGTATAATCTTGTTCACTTAATAAGCCTACATCTTTCATTTGTTTAAAACTTTCTGGAACAGAAGAACCAAGCAAATTTAACTCGCTGAAAGTTTCACCAACTCCTTCAAATGGTTTTTTTGCTTTTCGTAATAAATCAAATAAATTAAACTCTGCCATAATTTTTTTCCTTAAAGTGCTGGTCTATATAATTCACGAAGTTTTCTCATTTCTATTTCTTCTTCTGTTTCAGGTCTAGGTATTGTTGTAGCTGGTGTTGCTACTTCTATATTTAAACCAGTATTGTTTTCAGGATTAAATTGTCCTTGTGCTACATTATTATCTACCTGCAATAATCCTTCATTTTTAGGCATTAATTTATCTGCTCCTAAAAGACCTAGTTCTAATTTATCCATAGTATCTAAATCACTTAACCCTTCTGCAACAGAATCATATCCTGCTCCTAGCATATCAGTAACAGATGTAATAGAATCTAATCCACCACTAGATGTAGGAATTGTACTTAAACCACTCATTAAATTAGCACCACCTGCTAAAGAATTTGCCATAGCAGGATTTTGGATTAATGGGTTCATCATCATAGAAGATCCTACTTTTGCAGTTGTCCCACCTGCTCCTGCTGCTGCTCCTTTCCCTCCGTCTGCACCCAATGTGCCGCCTGTAAGACCTATACCTGCTCCTGTTAAGCCATCACCGCCCATCATTTTATCTATGCTATATCCAGCTATAGTTGTTGCTATAGGTATTGCGAGTGCTTGAAACATTATTTACCACCTCCACTAGAAGTTGTTGTAGTAGTCATAGGTGTTGGAGCTCCATATGCTGCTGACAAGAAACTAGATAATTGTTTTTGTGGTGCGTTAGCTCCATACTCAAATCTACCTATATCAGATTGTAATTTTTGTCTTGCGTAATCTTCTTCTGTAGCACCTACTTTTGCTAGTTGTCCTATATCAGAATAATCTGCTGCTGCTAAACTAGGAGCTCCTGATATAGCTGCATCCTGCCTAGCTCTTTCACTAGCAAAGTTTTGATAAGCTAACTCTGCACCTTTACCTGTAAGTGCATTTGCTAAATTATCTCTAGCTTTATCTTCCATATCAAACATTGCATCAGAACCATATCTACCTGCTTGAGATGCTCTAGTTCCTATCCCTCTTATTGCTTCATTAAATTGTGATATTACAGGTTTAGATGATTTTGCTAACATATCTGCAAAATATGGATTACCTGCTGATAACCTGTCACCACGAATAGTAGATAGTTGTTCTGCTTGAGCTGCTGGTAATAATGGGCTACCTGCTGTTGCCCTAGCTCTAGCTGCATCTAATGCAGTAGTGGTTGTTGCTCCTGCTGGTACATAAGTATCGTCTGGAAAATAATCTGGAGCTCCTTCATCATACAGTCTAGATGCTTCATCTAAACCTTTAGTAATATAAGGTCGTAGCATAGGATCAATTTCTTGCGTTTGTGTTTGTTGCTGTGGACTACCACCCTTTGCAAGTATTCTACCCATCTTTCCATTATCAATAGATTGGTTTCCGTCTAGCTCTGGAAAATAATCGTTCATAGTTTTAGCTCCATTAGTGTGTATTTTTTTTCATAACCATATAGTTTGTTAAATAACCTAACTATACTTTCGT